TGTGTGTACTCACCTGAAAAGAATTGAGCAAAGTCAACTGTATTATCGTAACCTAATAAGTTAGATGCAGTAGCATTATAAAGAGTTGTATCACCTATTGATACTGATTGACTATTTGGTGTATAAGGGTCTCTATCTTCAACCTCATCAAACTCAATTCCAAGTGTATCATTTTTGTCTAATTGTATACTGAATGATTGAACTTCATTAATACTATCTAATCCTATTATTTTATTATCTGCACCATTGACAATCACAGTAAAATATGCAATCTCATCTGTTGCAAGAGATGGGAAGTCAATAGATAAAGTGAATGTATAGTTAGCAGTTGCAGGTGCAGTGTATTTATATGTGGTTGTGTCAAAGTTTCCACCATTGTCAAAATTACCACTTGTGCTATCGTTTGCAAGAGGAATTAAGTCACCTGAATTTAATGTTGTCGCACCAGTTGTACTCGCTTGAAATAATCTATTAGTAGCACCACTTGCAGACTCACTGATTGCACCATATTGATAAGGCAATATCAGTCGTTTAAATCGGTCTGTATTAAAGAACGAATCACTTGTGTAGGTATACCCTATATTATCAAAAATCTTGTCTATGACGGTCTTTGCATATAGAGCAGGAATGTGGTCATCTACTCTCCATCTATCAATCTTATCGATGTTGTGTTTAGGAAGTGGTTGCATCCATACATAACCTTGACCATAGGCAAAAGGCTCTGTACTTCCATTGATGTAGATTTGGTTATCCCAAGAGTCAATGACATTGGCAATGTTCATCGTGTGGTTGTACTCACTGAAGTTCAACTCATTCATCTTGGCATTCTCCAACGATGTAAACAAGTCTGCCGTTTGACCGTGTATTGTACAGTTATACTCTATATCAGAACTGTCATTAACAACGATTTCAGTCAACCGAATAAAGCCTTCTATTTGAGTCATCCCATCTACCAACACAACTGCACTCGCTTTCTTGTTAGGGTTGAAATCAGGTGTGAACTGTGATGAGCCAGTTATTGAGTTACCCACCTCAAAAATGTGTGAGAATAACTTATTGTTTATTTTAGTGCCTGGTATGGTTACAGTCTTACTCCAATCACTTGATCTTGATTGAGGCTCTTTAATATCGGCAATACTTCGAGTTATCTTGATATCAAAACCATCACTTAACTCTACTCTCTGATTGTTAACTAATAACTCTATCATAAACGTTGGCTCTTGTCAGGGAAGGATGTCTCTATCTCTAATGTCAAGTTAAACACTTTATCGTTTACTGCTTTCCTAACCTCATAAGCACTTGATGTAATGTTAACTGCTTTCAATGTGCCGTCATACATCCATACTCTCGGACTCATAACTAACTCTTTTAACCACTCGCTTTCTGCTTCGGTTATGTTGTTTGAGTTCAAGGTTATCCTCTCATTGGCTTGTGTGAAGTAATCACTCTTGGAATGACTTTGAGCTGAATAGGTGTAGTTAGTTCCACTCAATTCATAAGGGTTAGATTTAAATGATTTGCGTACTATGTCGTAATTATCTCGTCTTATCATATCAAATCTGAATGACTCAACGCCTCCTAAACGATTTAAAAAAAAGACATCAGTATTATTGTACTTGCTACAACGATTGTCAATGCTAATAGTATAAGTGCTACCAATAGCATTATTTCCGCTATCTTCAGGAGTAATCGTATACGATGTCGTACCCGAAGGAATGCCACCTGGTATGTTTGAGCCAATCGCAACCCTAACGACTTTAGTGGATGGTGTATCGATGTTAACACTACTACCGCCAGAAAAACTAACAGATAGATGGTCGACAGTACCGTCGTGTAAAAGGTAGAGCCAATCTTTTTGGTCAATGTGTATACGCTTTGCATTATTGTTTGTTAGAAATTGAGCAGTGCTACCACTCTCCATTAAGAAGTTCTCCTCTGCATAACTCAACCAATCAATCGGGTTTAAATAGCCGTTCCAAACGTATCCACTTGCAGAAGTCACTCCAGTTGTTTGCAATATCGGTGACGTTGCTCCAGTGCTATATTCGTACCCAAAGTCAACCTTGTATTGGTAGAAAGAGTTAGTGCAACCACTTGCAGCTGCATCTTCAAAAAGCCAATCGTGAGTTACATAGTCCTCAAGTACTCGTGATATATTAACCACTCCGTTTGTGGATGAGCCATAATGTATGGGAAACTTCAATCGTGTAAGCAATGTACCTCCACTGCTCTTTACATCTGCTATAAATCGGTAATTTGAATTGGTAGTTGCATAACCACTCGCATCGGTAACGACATAGATGTTATCGTTATATGCTGGTTGATATTCCCCACTTGGTGAATGTGCTACTGTTAGTGCTGCCATTTAACTATAAATAGCGAATAGAAGAAAGTGTCCCAAATCAGAGTAACTCATTTAAACAAGCACAAACATAACTCTCAAAACCTTTCTGTGCTGCCTTATCTAATCTCTTGTTTCGTTGCTTTGTGATCGTGGTGTGAAAAGCAATGGTGTTGAAGAACTCAACCAACGGCATTTCCAATATCAAGTCCCACTCGGTTCTTTTGCCACCTGCGAGTCTGTCGATGAGAGAGAGCCATCCAAATGAGTCTCCACTTCCTTCCTCACCTCCGTCAAATAATCGAGGGTAGCGTCTAACAACTTCGGATAAACTGCCGAAAAAAAAAGAGCATAATTGTGTACGTCCGTAACTGGTAAGTCAAGGAAATTCTCCTCTTTCCATTGGTAGTCATCCTCTATACGCTTACCCCAAAAATTAACCCGATAAGAAAGTATCGCAATTATCTTGTGAAGGTTTTCTATTATATCTCCTTTAGTGACCTCTTGCAACTCAATAAAGTGATGTGCTTTTATTTCCTTCGCATTGGTGATTAATCTAAAGTACCGTTTTTTAAATCTGAATGAGAAGGCAAACTTTGACTTTGGTATTTCACTCAACCAACTCAAGTCGTATGCTTTTAGTTTCTCCATTGTCCATTGCCCTACTTTATCATAAGGTATTCCTTCAATAATGGCAATCGTATACGCTATTCGTTCAATAGGGTTAAAGGTCTCATCAATCTCTTGGATGGCTTGTACTTTTCTGATGGTGATATCTTTCCAACTCATACTACAAATTTATGTTATATTCTCTTAACTTTTGATGGAGTTCTTCTCTACACTCCTCAAATGCTTTGTATTGCTCTTCATTAATCTCTTCATACTTCAGCTTATTCCTCAACCATTGGTCAAGGTCAAACAATGCATTCCAATAGTCCATTGATTTGATGCAAATTTGAAACTCTTCTTCCTCGTCGTGGTGAAATTCTATCGTGTATTTAGGCATAGTAAAATAAACCTGGTTTGTTATGTTGCTTACAATCCCAAGCCAACGCCAACGACATTACACAATCGTCGTGCAGTCCTTGTGGTGCAGTGTATCTCACTCCAGTTCGTGAGTATTCAAATTCAAAGTTACGCATCTCATCGGCAATATGTCCATCAGGGAATCCTATGTTATTACCTTGCACTGCCATAACTAACCCTTCAATGAGTTGTTGTTTTGATTGTGACGTGAATTTAAAACCCTTAACTCGTGGATGCTCTCTTTGTAGTTGCTCAACGATAGGGTCTCCAACGCCAGTTGAGTCAATGAATGCAGGTGTCGTCCCAATTATTTTAACAATATGGGACATAGTCTGACTCCAATCTTTTTGAAACCTATCGAAGTATGCCACATTCCCCTCTTGGTTGAGACCGATTATAACAGTCCAGTCAGTGTACTTCGCCAGGTCTATGCCATAGCAAATGGGTACACCACTCATTGGAGTTATGCAGTTATCGATGTTAGTATGTCCGAAAGGGTTACTATTGTCATCAGCTGGTTCTGCTAAATACAGTTCTTTAAAAACATAGTCAGGCAAATCCCTCTTGGCTTGTTCAATCTCCTCAAGTTCAATGATGCCTTCTTTAGCAGCGTCATAAGCAGTGATCTTAAAGTACTCAAAATTAGCCTCACCTGACTTTGCTCTTTCACCTAACTTGTAAAACCAATTCTTTTTACCTTTGACGTTTCCTATTAGTTTACACTTGGCTTGTGTTGCAGTTAGCGTTGAACGTAGAGCAAACCAACTGTCTTCTCGTGAACGTGATGCCTCATCAAAGACGGCAGCGTATACATCCTCACCATAAAGATTGTCAGGCTTCTCTGCTGATTTAAACTCTATTCGTGAACCCATAGGTGTGGTTAACACTAACTTGCTCTCATTGGATTGAAAGAAGCCCTTCTCGCTGACTTGTGATTTCATTCGTCTAAATGCTATCTCCGCTTGTTGGTATACTGGTGCAACCCACCAAACGGATTGATTCTCTTTTAGTTTTAAACTCTGCTCAAACAACCATATTATGTGACTTGCCGTTTTACCAGTCTTGGTAGATGCTGCCGTTATCGTGTAACGTGCAGGGCTATCAAGGATGGCTTTTTGGTAGGAAGTCAAATATGGTCTCTTGTAGTTAATCTGCATTACAGTAGTCTAAAATAATTAACCTCTTATTTACGGGTTAAAAAGTATCAATTTTGTTTCACCTTGTTACACTCTCAAGAACTGCTAATCTCTTTTCGTTTATCTGTTTTATATCGTGGTGATCTTTGCAATAGTTGTAATTTATCTCACCTATCTGCTTTGACTTACCTGACTCAATCAACTTTCCTATCTCTGACCAATCGTTGTTATTGACAAAGAAGCACCCTAAATTATTTCTGTGATTCGTATAAGGTTCAACGTTGGAAACAAATATCGGTAACTTATATGCAGCCGCCTCAACTATTTTTAACTCTGACTTGTGTCGGTTAAAGTTAGTTCGTGTAAGTGGTGCTAATGCAATGTCAATCTCGGAATAATACTCCCCATATCTATCAGCTCGTGTGCCTTGTCTTACATCAAACCAATCAGGTCTTTTATCAGGAGTAGTGCCAGTGATAGCCTTCTCCATTGCAACCCACTCTTCTGCTCCGTTGTGGTATCCACACATCAAAAATCTTGCATTGTACTTCTCGCAAATAGGTGCTATCTGTTCACTCAATAGTTTAAGGTCCTCAACGTGAGATAACCCACCTACCCAACCTAATGTGAATGGATGCTCCTTCTCCGCTTTCCATTGGCTTTGGTTAAGATCTAAAGCATTGGGGATAATATGAACGTTCTCGTTATACTCTTTGACTTGACCTGCTAACTGTGGTGTAGTTGTCATAACGGCATCGGCATAATACATAGCGTCCTTGACTGCATTCTTGATATACGCACGATAGAACTTGTGAGCAGGATTGTACTTTGGTACAACCCAATAGTCATCCACATCCACAACAAAGGGAATCTTCTTTTTAGCCAGGATCGGTAAGATGTTGTATTGAAGCCCACCTAACCAACGATTGAACACAACCACATCGTATTTTTCAAATTCAAGGTCAGCCCATTCCTTTGCTTTTTGTGAAACGTCAACTTGAATGCCATAGTCAACTTGAAGTCGGGCGAGTGGAGTGTACAACCTATGGAAGGACACCCCATTCATTCCGTCAAAGAGAGAGAGAATCTTCATTAGAAGGGTAAGTCGTTTTTGGGCTTTGGCACTGCAACATAATGTGTTGCTTTGCTCTTTTCGTTTGGTGAGTTCAAACGTTGTACACGCAAACGTACATCGCCATACTTGTTCTTTTCAAGTTGTCCAAGTCTAATTGCTTGTTCAAACTTTTCAATGTTAATTGTGATGTTCAGACCGTACTGATCTTCCCACGCATTTCCTAAAAAAATTGTTTCTTGCATCGTTTTTGTTTTACTCGTTTGTTATAGTTTCTAATTTTATCTGCCATCTGCCTTCGCAGAAAAGGGTCATTCATTGCGTTGTCGTACACTCGTTTGCTATATGCTTTGATGCAGTCCTTACACTTACCGTTCAAGCCATCGTTGTTGGAGTTGTGCTTATAGTATTCACTCGTTGGTTTAGTTATATTGCATCCCTTACAAGTTTTCATTTTTTACCTTCAGTATTTCTTTCAATTGTTCATAAACTTGAGTAGCGTTTTCACCCCAAAACATTTCACATCTCTCACCATCAAAAGGGCTTTCTTCAAAGTAAGATTGATACTCAGACGGCTTTGCTATATTTCGATAGCAATTATTTTTGATAGGGCATCCTTCGCCCTTACACATTGTTATATCTGGCATTTGTTACCTCCGTTTGTTCTGTCATATTATACCCTTACTATTTGCTTTGAAATGTCAACCTATATCCTTACTAATCTAAATTTAAAGTAACGTTCACTACCTTTGCCTCAACCGTTGCATCTACCGTCTCCTTTGGTTTACCGAATACACGACTCAACAAAGTATCCATCGAATAGAGACTCCCTTTCTCGTATGATTTAATGATAGCCCTTGCAACTGTCTTTTCAAGCATAGTCGCTTCCTCGTTTTTGAGAACATCTTTTATTGTCTTCTCATCCATTGCCATAATAGCCTGGATGCTATCGTTAACCTCACTCAACTTATAGCCTTCCTCCTTCATTAGAGTGGTGAACTTTTTAGGTCTGCCCTCCATCCATCTTCTCTCATCTTCACCTTTTTTAAATGGTTTAAGATTGTCTTTTACATTAGGGTTATTTGCCATTTGATTACAGTTTTATTACAGATATCACTTATTCCTAACATCTTCACC